TATAAACACCTGCTACGACGGGCAGTATTTTTATGATACCGATCACTCCGTTGCGGGAGCATCCGTATCAAATCTCGGTACGGCTGCATTATCTGCTGCAACGGCCGCTCTTGCCGCGGCATCGTATGGTATAGCAAGGACGGCGATTATGAGCGTTAAAGACGATGAAGGCCGTCCGCTTGGTCTATTGCCGGATGTGCTCGAAGTGCCGCCGGCTCTGGAGATCACAGGCAAGCGCATGGTCGAAATGGAGCGCCTGGCAGACGACTCGCCGAATCCGTACAAGGGCACGGCAAAACTGGTAGTAAATCCGCGTCTCACATCTACAACAGCATGGTTTCTTCACTGCACATCCATGCCGGTAAAACCGTTTGTCTATCAGGAAAGGAAAGCGCCGAATTTTGTTGAGCAGACGGACGCTCAGGCCGACAATGTGTTCATGCGCAAAAAGTTCAGGTTCGGCGCAGAAGCAAGGGCGGCCGGTGGATATGCCTTCTGGCAGATGAGCTACGGAAACAAAGGATTAGCATAACGTAGGGGCATGCCCGTGTGCCTGCCCGTGAATAAGGAGGGTTTTAAATGATAAAAATAAAAAGCAAAAAAGCAGGGTTCCGCAGGTGCGGTGTGGTTCATCCTGCCGAATTTGTTGAATATCCGGACGGCCGTTTTTCAAAAGCCGAGATTGCCGCACTCCGGGCGGATCCGATGCTGATTGTTGAAACAGTAGAAGTACCGCCGCCTATTGTAAAATCATATGCAAAACAGCCGGAACCGGAACAGACTGATGTAAAAAAGGCGGAATCAGTCAGGATCAGGAGTAAAAAATAATGGCATACAGCGCCCAGGCAGATATTTTCAACCAGGTTGAATCAGAGGTATTGATCCAGCTCACAGATGATGAGAATACAGGCGCAGTGGGCGAGGCGGTTGTAACAAGAGCCATTGCCGATGCGGATGCTACGATCGACGCATACTGCCAGGGAAGATACAATGTTCCATTATCCCCTGTACCGGAAAAAATCCGGCAGGTAAGCGTCGATATCGCTATTTACAATCTGTATTCCCGCCGTATGGATACCATGCCGGAAGTACGGGCGGAGCGGCATAAAGAGGCGATCCGGTTTCTGGAAAAAGTTGCTGATGGAAAAATCTCAATTGGCGCAGATTCTCCGGCTCCTGTAAATACAAGTGATGGGGTGGATATTACTACTAACGAACGGATATTTACACGTAATAAAATGTCGGGGTTTTAAAAAATGCTGCACGAATTCGAACAATTGGAAGACGCCGCCCTGGCCGCTTTGATGCCGCTTCAGGCATCAACAGGCGTGCGGACGATAGAAGCATATGCAGGTCAGCTTGAAGTTGACGATCTGTCAAGAATCATCATACGATTCCCCTGCATTTATGTACTTGCCGATGGTCTGCAAAACACTCGATCTAATAATATCGATGACTGCCGTCTTTCGCTGCTTTTGCTGGTCGGAGACAAAAACTATCGAAACAATACGGCAGCCTCAAGGGGGGACGCCACATCGCCTGGAGTATATACGATTTTAAAAGCGGTTAGAGACGCTCTTCACCGCCGCAAAATGTTTGCGGCATGGTCTCCGATTTGCCTGGTGTCTGAAGAGCCGCAGGTCTATGAGCCGAAAAAAGGAATGTGTCTGTACACTGCAAAATATGAGATGCAGGCGCAAAGGAATTTATAAAAACAATAACAAAAACAAGGAGAAATCATCATGCCATTGGCAGCAAGTGCAGATAACATCAGATACAACGGCACCGGCAGGTGCTACCTCGGAGCGGTAGGAGGAGCGTCTTTCGACGAGCTTGGCGATCTTGAAAACCTGAATTTTAACATGTCTGTAAGTACGGAAAAGCTGAAAACAAACAGGAATGCGGCCAAAGCAACCATCCTCGAAGTAGAGTCTGAAAGGGATGCAGGCATCAGTTTCGGCCTGCGGGAAATGACGAATGAAAATTTAAAAATGGCGTTGCTCGGCTCGGCAATCAACACGCTGAATCAGAGTGCCAGCTACATAAATGCAGTTACGCCAACGTTTGCAGATGATCTGTATATCGATCTCGGGTATTTGAATTTATTTTCAACTAAACTGACCGGGGCCATTACCGGCGCATTGGCAATAGGTGATGTGCTTACCGGAAAGACCTCCGCTGCAACAGCGAAGATTGCATATAAGGCCGCGGGTTTTGTTGAAGTGGTTAATCTCGCAGGCACATTCCAGGCGGGAGAGCAAGTCTATAAGACCGTTGATGTTGCGTATATCACTCCAACACGAATCGAAACCCTTGAGGCCGCTGCTGTTACGGACACCACAGGCGCAACAAGGCGTGTTGCCGGTACAGATTACAGCCTTGATCCTGATTATGGCTACCTGCGAAAACTGAGTAGTGGCAGCATTGTAGCAGGCGACAAGGTTTCAGCAGATTATGAGGCCGTGAACAAAAAGTATATCTGGGCAATGTCAGCAGGCAGCGTTACGAAAAAGGTCATTTTTGTATCAGATAAAGACGACCAGGGCATCCGCACCAGATGGACGTTCCACAAAATTCAAATCAATCTTGACGGCGATTTCCCATTGATCGGATCAGGGGCCGCAATTTTAAGCGTAAAAGGAACCGTGCTGGCTGATACCTCTCAGGCATCAGGCCAGGAATATTACAAGGTTGAAACAATAGGGTAACCCCCTCCGTGATTACACACGTAGAGACAAGGCATGCCTTGTCTCTACAATAAAGGACAAAAATGCAAAAAGAAAAAAAGATCACAATCAACGATACAGAATACACCTGCATGGAACTAACCGCCCCGCAGGTAAGAGATGTTCTTGAGGAAGCGGAAAAAGGGGATCTGCATATTCTCGATATGCTTTTTCCTGAACAAATGCCGTGCATTGCAGTACAAAAAAGCACAGGAAAAACGCTTGAAGAATTGGAGCAATTGCTGCCAAGCGATTACGATGCACTGTTGAAAACAGTTGAGATCATCAACCCTTTTTTTGCAGCCCTGGTAGTGCGGATACTAAAAACAGCCGGGGCGGTTTTAAGCCTAAAGAAATAAACCATGCCCTGTGCCGGTTAATCAGGGCGGGGCATACCAACGTTTTTCAGTATGGGTGGACATTTTTTGAAGCAGCAATTGATGAGCTGGTTGAGTACCAAAAGAAAGGGGAAGAGGATTCGAGGAGTCAAGGGGTCAAGTGAAATCCTTTCTCTCGAACCCTTGAATCCTCGAACCCTTGAATCCTTACAAGGACAATATGCCCGATAACACCGTTGAAATTAAAATAAAAGCCAAAACCGAGGGCGATAAAGAAATCGCAAAGATGAAGGCGGAGCTTGAAACCCTTGGCAAAATCCAGGCTTTTAAAACCCTGAAAAAAGAAGCTGAGGAAAGCAAAGCCGCTTTTTCCGCAGCGCAGGAGCGGGTTGCAGCGCTTGCAAAAGAGATGAAAGAGAGCGGAACTGCATCTAAAGCTCTTTCCGATGCGTTCAAACAGGCAAAAATTTCCGCTGGTAAATTAAAAGATGAAGTTAAAAACAACGATGAAAGCCTTCATAAGCTCAGGACATCACTGCAAACTGCCGGAATAAACACTAAAAAGCTTGCAGAGGAAGAGTTAAAACTAAAAAACGCACTCAAACAGACCCAGTCGGAAATTGAAAAAACCGCCCGTTTGCAAAAAGACAAAAATCTCCTTGGAATCAGCAATGTAAAAAACACCACCCAGGAAATCAACAATCTCAAGGATGCCTACAAACGCCTGAAATCATCGGGCACGCTATCAAACCGTGAACTGGCGGCCGCGTCTGCAAACCTGAAAAAGAAAATCGCAGAAGTAAAATCCGAAACAAGCCTGTGGGGAGATGCGGCTAACAAGGTGCGGGCCGGATTTATCAGCATGATTGCAGTTGGATACGGCGCAATGAAAGTGTTTTCTTCCTTCTCCGATTACACCCAGAAAATAGCAGAGGTTAATACCCTGCTTGATGTATCCAAAGAACGTCATGCTGCGCTGTCCAAAGAGATCATTAATCTTTCAAAAGAAATCCCGCAAACAGCCGGTGAACTTGCCGCTGCTGAATACGATATTATTTCTGCCGGTGTAAGCCTGGGCAATTCA